TTATCTTGTTGCATCTTTTTCCTCGCTTTTTCTTTTTAAGCCAATAATTTTCTTTATTTTATTCTTTAAAATTATTAAACGTTTGTCTGGAATTATTATAAACATTTCTTTTAAATATTCAAACTCATTCTTACTATGCTTTTGCAATATTTCTAATGTATTTTCTGTTATTTCATGAGAACACAAAGTAAGTGCACTAAATAAGCAATTTTGGTGAGCATACTCATCCCACTCTTCTCTTGTCACATACGGATTCTTTTTTATATATTTTATAAATTCTTTTTTACTTTTTTCATAATAATTAATCATGTTTATATTATATACATTCTTAAAAAAAATTATACACAAAAAGAAAAGCCCCATCGCTGGGACTAATTATGCATCTTTTAAAATTGCTCTCATTATACTTTCATAACTTCTTTTTGACATAAATTGCAAACTCTGTATACTTAACAAGTTAAATCTCTTTGCTAATTCTGTATATTGTTTTCTTGTTAGTCTTATTTTTAAATATTTCATCATTTGTAGTGATTTAATATATGCTTCGTTCATATTCATCACCTCATATGTATTATAACATATTATGTTAATTCTGTGTGTCGAACGGTGTCGAAAAGAAAAAGAACTATTGCTAGTTCTCTTCCTTAAATTTTTACTTTAGATAAATCAAATATATCAGGGATATTAATTCTCTCCTTATTTTTCAATCTATCTTTATAATCTAATATTGTAACTCCTGTTAGTTTTCCTGTTTGTATATCTTTTCTTATTAAAATTCCTTCTTCTGTTTCCTCAGTTATAGATGGCTTTGGATTTCCTATGCTTAAATAAAGTACATCATCTTCTTCATCATAATCATATTTTATTTCCGTATTTAACATAAACATAGTCACCACCCCTTTCTAAATTTTCAGAATAATAACTAGTTTTTACATGACCATTTTCTTCAGAATCATATTCTACTATTACATTATTATAATTAGATATCTCATTTTTATTCGTCTTTCTAACAAATTGTTTTCTTTTTTCTGGAAATCTTTTAGCTTTATATACTAAATTTGGATTATTTATAGTTTCTTTTATATCTTCTTCATGTCCTTCCATCTCAGGATGATGAGAAACTATATGATTTATAAAATTTTCTTGAGTTAATATAACAGTATCATTCAAAACACTTTCTGTTTCAAAAATTATATTAGTATTTTTATTTTCCATAAAACTATTTCCCTTCTGTTCTTTTTATTTCTCCTACTTGAATATCTATTTTTCTATTATTCTTTTCAAATTCAGATACTGCTTTTTCTAGCATTAACATTGTTAATTTAGCTTGTTCTGGTGAAAATATAATCTCACACAAAGGCTCTATACCATTTTTATCCTTATAGTTTGCTCTCAATTTTAAATCAATATTTGTTACTTCAATACCAACTGAATTACAATAAAATCTTTTTTCACTTCTTATTTGTTCATTCATATATATCTCTCCTTTGCTGACATTATATCTTTATTTTATAAAAATGTCAATTATAAAAATATTATTACTCTTATTATATTATATCACTTTATTTTGTTTATGTAAATATATTTATTTTTTGTTGATATTTCAACAGAAATCGACTCTTTAAAATCAAGTTTAAGCCGTTTTATTTTTCAACCAATGTAATTATATGCCTTGATTTTAAGTCATAAAACACAAAAAAGAGGTAAATTGAAATTAATCAACTTACCTCATCTTTTTATCTATAATTATTAACATTAATATAAGCAACTCTACCAGTTACATTTACTTTTACTTTATCTATATATGAATTTATATGTTTTAAAACTGTTACAGTGGTATTAGCTTTATATGTGTACCTTTCCCCAGTTAAGTTTGAATTTGAATACATTGTGCAAACATTTGTCTTTTTAGTTTTTCCGACTGTTCCTCTTGCACTATAAATTGTTACATTAGAATAATTGCTATTATCTATATATGCTATTCTTCCTGTTGCATTTACTCTAACTTTATCTACACTTGCATTTATATTTTGTAGTATTGTTATGGTTGTATTTGCTTTGTAATTATACTTATAACCTGTTAAATTTGAATTACTATATAAGATACTAGCTCTAGATAATTTCTTAGTTTGTCCGACTGTTTGAACAGTATTTAATGTACTGATATCTCTACTTGTATATGCTAAAGATATCCATCCCCTATCCGTTTTTCCAAATCCATTTGATTCAGCCAAAATTGTGACGATTGTTCCTTTAGCATATCCACCAACTTTTGGATATGATGTACTTGCTCCCGCTCTTATATTCAAACCACCATTTGCAGTTACTTTGACTTGGTAATTTACTGTATTTACATTTGATGTTGTGTTATCTGTTACTACCGTTGTAGTTGTATTTTCTTTTATGTCTGTTCTATCATTTTTAAAACAGAAGAATTTTTGATAATTAGCATATGCTCTAAAGTTTTCTATTGATACATATACTGTATTACCACTTACTGTTGCTTTTCCTCTTCTACTTGCGACATCAAATTTACCGTTGTACAAGTAAGGATCATATACTTTTATATAATCTCCTTCAACTCCAACTAGAACTATAAAATGTCCTCCATATGTAAATAAACCTTGATTACAACTTGCTATTATATAATGATTATCTTTTAATTTTGCTACTGCATCGTCTAATTTGTAACATTCACTATATCCAATATCAAATACATCTGCAGTCCATTTGAATGCACTCCAGTATGTTCCTTGGTTTGCAGAACGATAACCATATTGTGTATATAAGTTTGCCATTTGGTCTGGTGTTATATTACCTTTTATACTTGAAACTACCATTGCAGCAGAAGTTGGCCCACATCCTGATGTTCCTATTGTTTGTGAACTATCTCCTACACTAGAATACATATTATAACGCCATCTATTGTCTAGTTGTGAATAATATGTTAATCCTGCATATTCTCCTAATTGAACATTTGGTGCTTTTTCTGAGCCTTCATATGCTACTATTCCTTGCTCTTCAAAACCTTCTGACTCTGTTTCTTGAACTTCTAGACTTTGTTCGTCTGTTTCTGTTAAATTTGGTATTTCTGTACTAGATTTATTTATTTCATCTACTACTGTATTTATTGCTTCTGATATTTTATTTGTATCAACTTGTCCTGTTCTGTTATATTCTAAATAGCAATTTAATAGTAAAGAACTAGCACATAATATTGATATTATTAAGCCTATTGTACGCTCTTTATTTTTGAATATATTTTTCAATTTTTCTTTCATTGTTATCACCTCTTACATAAATTTACTTAATCCTAACGCAAAAGCTATTGCTGTTAATATTATTCCAGTTATAAAAGAAATCACCTTACCTTTTACTTGTTTTTTAGTGTCTTCATAATCCTTAATTGGCTTTTCTTCTATTATTTTCAAGCGTTCGTTCATTTTGTTTTGGTCTTCTCTCATTGCTTTCATTTCTGTTGCTATTTCTCTTACACTTAATGTTAAGTCATATATATTTTCAACTTTATTTTCAACAGCATCTATTCTTTTTGTGTTTGACTTTTCTCGTTCTTCTAAGTGAGCTACTTTTTCGATTAGTTCTGTATCTTGCATTATTCTTCCTCCTTGGCTGTTTCAGTTTGTTCAACTTCTTCTACAACTTCTACATATGTATCTTCTACTAGTAATGTTAATTCACTATATTCTTCATCACTGATTTTGTTCATAGCGTAAAATACATTTAGTTTGTTTTCAATGTCTGCTTTTTCTTTGTAGTATTTTTTTGTTATTAGTTTCTTTAATAATTCTACTATCATTTATTTCACCTCGCTTTCTATATCAGTTTGCATATTATCAAGCAATAATGCACTTGTTTGTGTTGTGCTTAACAACTGCTTTATTTCGTCTATTTCATTTTGCATTTTTTGATTTTGTGTTTCTTGGTCTTTTACATAGTCTAAGCTTAGTATTGCTTTACTATCTGTTGTTATGTTTGTTACGTTTTTATATGTTCTTGCGTTGTTTAGTTCTTTTGCTACTGCTTTTTGTTCGTCTGTGAATTTTAGTCTTTTTGGTGTTGCTAGTTGATAGTATACAACTACTGGTGTTCCTGCATCATATTGTGATTTTAAGTATGCTTTCCATTCATTCACTGAGCTTGCTATTGCTTTTGGTGCGACAAAATATTCATACTTATTAACTGAATAAAAAGAATATATTCCTACACCTTTATTTAATGCCACAGCAAATCCTTGCGCTATTCCTTTATATTTAAAATAATTACAATATTGTACGTCTGTATCACTTTTAAAATCACAAAAGTCTGTATTAGATAAATTTGTAAAAACCGCATTCGTATCGTTGGAACTTGGCATCCTCCAACCTTCATCTCCTGTTAATATTTTCTTTCCCCATACATGAACTTCTTCTTCATTGTCATAATCAAAATAGTCTCCTTCTAGCATTTCTTGTTGAACTGGCATTATGTATGATTGCTCTTCGTGTTGTTCGAATGAACTTTCTGTTGAGCTTTCTTCTATTTGAAAACTTTCTTTTATACTATCGTTCAATGTAGAATTAACAAACCAAATATATATGCCAGAATCGTCACATATAAATTTCTTAGAATTAATTTTTTGTCCATTTAAAACTGTCATTTCTTGCGTTACATCTAAAGTATCTATTTTTCCGATTCTATTTCTATCTAGATTGACTTTGCAACTGCGTGTATATTCTTTCCCTTTTTCTGCATAAAATAAAAATGATTCTGAATTATTATCAATTTTTATTTTAAAATCACTTATACTAAAATATCCTTTTACATTTTTTATTGCCAAATTCTTATTACATTTAGTTACTTTTACACAGCCTTGTCCATATTTACTTTGCGGTGTTGATATTGAACCTTCTTCAGCTTTAATAGTATTAATATCAATATCTTTGGGAATATTAAATATCCAATATTTTGCGTCTTCTGGCATTGTTATAGCATTTGTTCCGCCTTGTACATCAACAACAGAGTTGTTTTCTTTTATTATGTAGTTAGAACTATATCCAGCATTTCTGATATATGTTTTTCCTGCCGTTACTGGTATTTTAGGACTTGCATTTCCAACATCACTATCCAAAAGTGTTGCTCCACTCCATATTTTCCCGATAGTCATATTATCTTTATCAAATATATTCACATTACTACCTACTGTTTCAATCTTGCTTAGATAGTCTGGTGATGGACTTGCTCCGTATTGTTCGTATGTTAAATCATTCACTGATGTATCTAATATTTGATAATATATTGTTTGATTGTTCAGTGTTGTTCCTTTGCATACTATTATCCTAAATATTGTATAATCGATATTTTCTTGCATATTTGTTGTTATATTCTTATTGACGTTTGAAAGTATTGTAAATGTATTTTTACTCCAATCACTTGTATATGCCAATATGCTAAGTTTTGCTGGTACTTGTGTACCTGTTATCATTCCTACTATTTTTTTACCTGAACCATTTATTGTTTGTAAATTTGATGAAAAAGTCAAGACTGAGTCTGCCGTTGCAGTTCCATTACAAGTTATTGAGCCATCTTCATTAAATATATATGTAATTCCATCTACTGTCACTTTTTCTCCCGCTTTGTACTTAGCAAGTGTATTTAGATAGTTCTTTCCACTTCTCATCTTCTGCTCGCTATTTCCACCAATGCCAATTCTAGCTCTGCAGTTGCTACTGTCTTCTACGTGTATGTATTCTCCGCTGGCTTGTCCTCGTATGCTGTTTTGATAAAAGTCTTCTTGGGCTTCTTTTAACTCTTTTTCTAGTTCTGCTATTTTATTACTTGATATTTCTGTGTTTTCTTGTAGTTGCTCTATATTTGTATCTTGTTCTTTATTCTTTAAGTTTATGTTTGATATGTCTGTATTGACTTTTTTTGCATTTTCATTTATTTTGTCCCAGTTACCATTTAAGTAATTTTCTATATCAAACTTCTCTGTATTTGTCTCTACATTATCGTGTTTTTTTAACTTTAAAAAATCAGTTTCACTCATTTATTTACCTCCTTTTCAAGAGTTTCTATTCTTTGTATTAAACTTTGTATTAATTCATCTTTTTGTTTGTCTTTTGCTTGTAATTTTTCAATTTGTTCTTGTTGTTCTTGTATTGCTTTATATGCTACTGATGTCATGCTATATAAATTTGCACCTATTTCTTTTCCTTTTTCGTCTATTGATGTTAAATCTTTTGAATACTTGTAATTACTGCCAATTACAAAACCGATACTTTTTTTGTCTATATTCTTATCTGTTTTATAATTAAATTCGTAAATATCAGTATTTTTTACAACATCTATTGCTTTCTTATTATATTTTTGTATATTTTTTTTCGTTTCTACTCTTGAATTATCTATAAATGCTTTACCACTTACATATCCATCATAACAACTAATTCCTTTATGTGCTGTTAAATACCCTGTAAATGAACCATCTCCATCAATGGACAAATAATTACCAAGAATTGAACCATCATCTGTAAATAGACAATTTTTGTCTCCTGTTCCTAATTTAAAAGTATTACTTCCCGCTTGATTTGCATAAAAAGAAATATCTCCTCCTAACATATCAATAGCAGGATAATCTATTACATTCTGTGGACGTATGTTTAACAATATTGTTCCTGTTGTTGTGTCTTCAAAAGTCACATTTCCCATTCCAATATTGCCACTTATAAAAATGTTTCCCATCTTTATTCCTGTTCCCATTCCATCTAAAATCAAATTACAAGCACTTAAAACTAATTCTCCAGAAGAAGCATCGCTATTTTTAGGTCCTATAGAAAAGTTCTTTATATACAAAATTGGCCAAAACTTTCCATCACTTTTTGTTGTTATTCCCCAAGCCATACCATCAGATATTTCTTTATCATATTCTCCTGATACCCCAAAACTTATATAATTTTGATTATCAATTGCATTTACACCCATTTCTCCAAATTCAGTTCCATTATCTTTATAAAAATGTTGTCCTTCTTTATCTAACGCCATCATTATGTTTTTATCTTTATCCAATATTGCTAAACTTGCATTATTGTTTATTATCATCATTTGAATAAAATCTGATATTTGATTCCAAGCAACTTTTACATGTTCATAGTTTTGTTCTATTGCCGTGCCAAGTTTACTTGTTTCTGTATAACCTTTTAACTTGTCATCTGTATTAGAATTTGCACTTTTTATTGCTTCTTGTTTAGCATTTGATGTTTCTGTTTTTGTTGAATATGTTTTACTTACTTCACTTATTGTACTTTCTGCTGTTTGAGTTATTTTATTTTCTGTTTGTGTTTTTGTATAATAATTATTACTTAAATTTTTATTTGTGCTATCAGCTGTACTTTTTGCAGTCTCCGCCGTGCTTTTCGCAGTATCTGCTGTAGTTTGTGCTTTATCAGCCTTACCATCTACTGTTTTTACTTCTGTTTTTACTTCACTTACACTTTGAGTTATTCCGTTTATATCTTGTGTTATTGATGTTTTCTTCTCACTTCTATCTCCAACTTCTTCAACTAACTGTTTAATTGTCCCTTCTGCTTGGTCTATTCTGCTTTGAACTCTTCTATTTACAACCTTTGGGCTTTCTTTTTTAACTGTCGTTTCTTCTTTTTGTTTTATTTGAATCTTGCTTGATATTTGTGCAATAAATCTTCCTTCTAATGACATTTCACCTTGATAAATAACATTTTTACCATTTATAACTATTTTGTCTCCAATGTCTATAGCAGGATCTATTATTACTTTTCCTTCAAATGTATTTACTGTTAAGCCTTTTATTTTGTTATAAATTTTTTGAATTTGGTCTTCGTCAACAATGTACATATTTTCTTGATTTATCCAAAGATTATTTCTTGTGTTGTCTCCAAATTTAAAACTTCTAACGCCATCTTCATATGATACTTTTGAAATTTTAAATTCTTCGCCCCATTTGTATTCTCCAAATAGTTCAAGTGGAATTTCTGTTTCATCTTTACAAAATTCTCTAAAACATAATTTTCCTTCCCTATCAATACACGCAAAACAACCAGCACTCTCTGCAATATAACTTATATACTCTCTTGCAGTTACAGTATTGTCATATACAGAGACCTTTTTATCTGAATTTAAAAAAGAAGTAGAACCCAATTCTACTCCTGCTTTATTGCAGATATCTTGTGCAACTTGTAAAAGAGCTGCTTCGCCTTTTGATATTAATTCACTACCATCATAATTAAATTCAAATTTAATCATATTATCTAGTGCTTTTATTGTTATTGTATTATCATCATTGTCTGTGTAATCATCTACATTATAAATTCCAATTGGTATCATTTCAAAACTACTATTATTACTACTTAAACTTTTAACTGATATTCCATTTAATGTTCCTACCAACATTGCATTTACTTCTGCTACTGTTAATGCGTGATTTATTAATATTCCATATTCTACTCTTATTTTTGAAAGAGTTTTTGGCATTTTATCTTTATATAGTTTCATTTCAATGTATTGACTTGGTGTACCACCTAAGCAAAATTCTTCTTCAAATGCATTGCCTCCTTTTTTAAAATCCAAAATATAGTCTGGATTTATTAATTCATCATCTATATAAATGTTCATTGCACAAACTGGGTTTTCATATATATTTTGTTTCCATTTTTTACTTGTTTCGTACATTAACTCAACCCCTTTGCTTTATTTACTGTTGCTTTTTGTTGTGCTGTTAATTCCTTTTGCATCAAATTAAAAGACACTTTCCATTTTGATTTGGAAGTGTCTTCATCATTACCTGTTTTATGCATTTCACTTGTTCTTTTACTTACTCTGAATTTGGCATTTTCTAGCATACCGCCTTGTACAGATGGACATTTTACTGTAACTATCATCGGATTTTGGTATGTTGCTTGTAAAAGTTCTTCTGCTTCATCTTCTGATAAGTAATCCCATGACATTTCAAGTTTTAGCATTCCAATTGCAATTGGGTTATCTATTAATGCTCCTGTTACTTTTGATGTATAACTATCGTTGTCTGTATCTTCTATATTGTCTTTATATGTAGATGGTGTTTTCATTAATTTACCATTTAATTTCCATAACATATTCTTTCTTCCTCCTTGTAAAATTTAATAAAATAAGTTATACTTTCACTTATAGAAAGTGAGGTGACTATAATGTCTAACGAACAAAGAGCACATGATATAACAATGCTTTATGTAAAATTATTTGTAAATACAACTTTGCCTGATGAAAATAGTAATATAAATATTGATATTTATTCTAAATACAAAGAAATATATCCTGTTGTATTAGAAGAAGTTAATAAAGATTTTCAACAATAAAAGGTATCAATATGATACCTTTTATTAATTTACTTTTATTACACATTTTCCTGTTCTTCTTGTTTTTTGGTTTATATAATCTATTGTATCATCAAATATTTCTTTACCTAAATATTGGATTGTTACATGTAATGGTTGTCCATTTCCACTATAATTAGATAATACATCTTCAAATGTATCCCTCATTATGTTCTGCGGCGTAACAATTTCTGGGTTTGTTTTTGCTCCTGAATATTCACCTGCTAATACCGTTGTTGCTTCTGTTAATACACCACCTTTAGCAAGTCTTGGTATCTGTGGTACACTTATTGTTCCTATCCAACTAAATGGTCTTAATCCCATTATTTCTGCATTTCTTATGTTTCTTAATACTGTATTTAAACCAGTAAATGGTATACGTATTACTTTGTTAATTCCATATATAATTGCATTTACTATTGATTTTAATCCACTTAATATTCCTTCCTTTATACCATCAAATATTCTTCCACCTGTACTAAATACATTTTTTACTGCTTGCCATGCTTGACTAAATTTATCTCTAAACCAATTAGCAACATTTCCAAATACTCCACAAATTCCTTGCCATACTCCACTAAAGAATGTTTTTACTGAACTAAATGCATTTTTTATTCCTTGTACTGCATTATTAAATTTGTCTGAAAACCATTGTCCTATATTGCTAAATGTATTGGTAATATCATTTTTTCTGTCTTTAAACCAATTCCCTATATTTTGAAAAGCATTTTGCACACCATCTTTAGCATTGTTGAATTTATCCATAAACCAGTTTCCTATATCACTAAACGCATTGCATATATCATTTTTTCTATCTTCGAACCATTGACCAATATTTTGAAATGCTGTATTTATATTTTCTCTTGCTTCATTAAATTTTTGCCCTAGCCACTCTGAAATTGTGCCCCAATTTTTAAATATTAAAATTGCCACAGTAATTGCAGCCACAATTGCCAAAACAACCAATGTAATAGGTGAAGTTATAATAGCAAATAATCCCATTAATCCATTTAATATTGCCTGTGCTATATTCCATAAAACTATTGCTCCTACAACTATTGCTATTGCCTCTCCTAACGCTTTTAATATTTCAACTGCGACTTCATTTTGTGCTATTGCTTGTAATGCATCTCCTACTGTTTTTAGTATGTCTCCTATTGTTGAAGCTACTATTTCTAACATTTTTTCTGCCATTTCTGAAAAGCCTGATACTACCGGTTCAATAAACTGTACTATACCACTAAATGCACTTATAATGCCATCTAAAAAAGACTGAAATCCTGTGCTTGAAACTAAATTTAAAATAGCCCCTGTAACATCATTAATCATATTAGCAATTCCTTGTATCAATTCTGTACCATTGTTATCATTATTCCAAGCATTTGCCCATGCAGTCCCTATTTTCCCAATTGAGTTTAATATGTTTGCAATTATTGAATATATTGTCCCATTAGTAAATAATGTTTCTACACTATTCCACATAGCACTAATTGCTTGTCCTATTCCATTAATTGCATTTTTAAATGCTTCTTTTACTTGTGAGCCATACTTATTCCATGAATCAACAAGTGGTTTAAAGAAATCATACAATTTTTGTGCTAATGGTGACATTTGGCTATCTATTTTTGACATATCTCCGATATTAGGACTTGTATTACTATTATGGTCTCCAACATTATTTATTTCATTATGAACATTTGATAACTGTTTACTTGTATTTTTTGCTTGCTTTTGTGCATTTTTGAAAGCAGATGCACTTGCTTTAGCAAATATATTTACTTTAAATAAAGCATAAACTACAGATTGAACTGCCTTTAATAATTGATATACACAGTTTGTTGCAAATTGTATTACAGGCGCTAATGCACTTCCAACGGCGTATTTCATATACTCGATATTTGCATTTAATTGTTTTGCTTCTGCATTTTGACTTGATAACCATGTATGTGCTGCTCCACTCAATGCTGAATATACTGATTGCATTGAGAATAAAGCACCTGCATATTTTAAAATATGTCCTAGACCATTTCTAACACCCGTACTCATTCCTTTTATGTTGTTTGTAATATTTTGAGTTATTTTTGGTAATTCTTTAAAACTACTATTTATATTAGATATACTAGGTTTTACTTGTTCTATTTTTTGTTTAAATGCTTCAAAAAAGCTACCCAATTTATTTTGAGTAGTTGCTGTCTTGTTTGTTTCTTGATTTAATTGTGTAATTTTATTTTTTGCTTCACTTAACTGAGTATTATACATCTCTATTTCTGTGTATAATTTTTGTGCCTGACTATTTAATGATGTAAAATCTTTATTTGATTTCAATGCGTTATCAATCGTTGTATCCATTGCTTTATCATTAGGTTTTATTCCATCGGGTGTTACACTTTTTCTAGTATCATCCACAATTTTATCAATCTGAGGATTTATTACGTTTAATTTCATTTGTCGAGCATTTATTTTTTCTTGTAAACTATCTATTTGTTTTTGTATTTGAGATATTTGTTTTTGTGCATCTTTATTATTAACTTTAATTGCAATTTCGTTGTTTTCAGAACTCTTTTTTAAGTCCTGCATTTTCTTTTTCATAAAATTAACTGCTTGATGTAATTTGCTTGTCATTGCCTTTGTATCTACTTTCGAAAAAACTTCTTGAACTTGTTTCATTTTTTCTTTTATTGCAGGTAACATTTTTTCAAATTCTTTCAATGCTTCTTCTACTTTTGCAGTTACTACAATTTCTATCTCTTCTACTGTCATTGTTATTTCTCCTTTCTTTTCTATTTTTAACATAATAAAAAACACCTACCTAAGTAAGTGTTTCTTATTATTAATATACAGATGCTTCTATGATTTTAAAAGTAGCATTTTTCATTGTATCTATTTTATCTGATGTCACTAATGTAAATATGTCAAAATTTTGGCTTTGCCCAGCTGCTAAATTGTTTGCATAAACATAGTCTTCGTTAATTCTTGCACCTGATGCATCTACTGCTTCTATATGAAAACTAAAAGATTTCTTTTCGCTAGTTTTATTTGTAACCTTTACAGTTAATTTTGTATCAGTTATCCCATAACTACCTTTGGTTACTTCAAATTTTCCTAATTCAACATTTGCATCATTTGCTAAAACTTCTTCTGTACTTGCGCCTGTTGCTTTATCTAAATTTGCACTAACCTCATTTAAGCCGTCTGACAATGCTTGTTGAGAATTTATGGTTATAACTATTGCCAAAACACATAATATAATCCCTGCTATTGCTTGTCCTTTACTTGCTTTTTTAATTAATGAAATTATTGCAAATATTGCACCTATTAATCCTAGTACAAATGATAAATTGTTTACAATCGGAATAAATGATGTGCATATTCCTATAATTCCTAATACTAACCCCGCTGTTGCAAAACCACTTTTCTTTTTTTCTTCCATAAGAAAACCTCCTTTTATTTTTATTATAAAAAGATTATATCACTTTTAGTTAGAATTGCAAGTCGAATTTTGTCGAAAATATATATTTTTTATCATTTATCCTTTAAATAATATTCTTTGTTCCTCTAATGTTTGTTCTTTCTCTTCTGCTTTAAATAATTTTTCATAATTATCTCTAATAGGTATTATTTTAGGATTACTGCTCATACAATCTGCTCTTATAAGTTTATTTGTCACCGCTTCTTGTAGATTAATTTCACGCTTTAAATCATCTATTGTTTTTACAAGATGCGCTTGGCAGTATGTATTTATTTCTGAATATTTACTATTCCAAAATTCGTGTGGTTTCATATCAAAATAGTATGCCAATGGCTCTATAGAATATATTAATTCTATTAAATTGTTAGTTTTTCTTATATTTTCAATGATATCATTTAAACCTTTTAGATTTGAGCCATTATTTCTTTTTCCACTACTCTGTTGGCTGCATTTTCTACTGCTTTTTCCAATAATTTGTCTGTATTCATTGTTAATAATGGATTTGATGTCATTTCTTTTAATTCTTTCTTGTTCATTTTCTTTTTGAAAAAACCCTCTTCATTCAATGCCTCTGCTATCTTCGCATATAATTCACTTATAGTTATTCCTTCTGTTCTACAATCATCCATAAATTCATACACTTCACTTGATGATGTGAATATACTTTCACCGTTTTCATTTTCTGCTAATTTAAATATTATTTTTGATAATGCTTCTATATCTAATATAGAATATGCCTTTATAAAGACTTCTTCAAAATTTTTATTTTTTAGTAGATTAGCTATATCTACTATTTTTCTTGTTTTTAGTACTAAATTTATTGTTTTATTTTTTGTTTCTATAATCATTTTATTTTCTCTCCTTTGCAAAAGAGAGAAGGCTTGTGCCTTCTCTTAAATTAAAATTTTGTTGAATCTCCTTCAACTGGATAACCATCTGTTTCTACTACTGTTGAATTTTTAAATACTCTCATTGTATCCTTGATGAAATCTCCATCACTCATTTCTTGACCTGCTATATCTATTGTACATTTTACAGTTTGAACAAGTGGTTTTGATGCAACTGATGCCGTTGTATCTGGATATTTTAAGAATAAATATATTTCAGTATCGGCATCTGCTATTGCCATCATTGCTTTATGTGTTTCTTGTATAAACATCATTTCTATATCAACAGCTTCTGCTTTTCTTTTTCCTTTTGCCATTCTTTCTTCATCTAAATCTAATGCACTATATGTTTGTCCTTCTTTTAAAGTTTTTAACTGTCCAACTTTTTGAACATAACCTATTTTTGTTTTATCTCCTGTCAAGCTTGTTGCATATGATACTTCTGCTTTCATTGCAACTTGTGGTGTTGTTGCTTGTGGTGTTGTTGCTTTTGGTGTTTCTACTCCCATCTCTAATTCCTCCTTATTATTTTAAATTAAAAGAGGTCGTTATTGAATTATAACGAACCTCAAATGTTATTGATATACCATATTTTTGCAATATAGTGTCATATACCGCAGGGCTGGTATTTGTCCTTGTAAAATTAAGTTCTTGAAGTTTCTTATCAACTTCATCTGCCATTTTCATTGCTTGGCGTTGTTTTTCATTCCAACAAGTTATTGATATTTGAAATGTAGATTTGATTGGAAATGCATTTTCAGTTAAATTTACTGATTTCAAAGTTGTATGTAATTCCAAACAAGGGAATTTACTTGTAGTTGTTGGATTTGTTAATATTTGTTTATACTTCAATGATTCTAGTTTTTCATATACTAAATCGCTAAACTCTAATTCGCTTAAATCTTTCATTTGCATACCTCCTTTAACATCTCATCTAATTTTTTCTTAACTATTTCTGCATTTTCATTCCTACTTTTAAAACCTGCATCGGCTATAAAATGGTTGGCTTTCATTCCATGAGCAATATAAAAATCCATACCTTGAATATTTACAACTGGGTATGGCAATGCTTTTTCAACTTTACTTACTGGAATAAGCCATTCTGTATAACCACTATTTATAAAGTGTTTTGATTTTCCTACATGTTCCATCTCAGCATTAGCACCTGTCCCAAAATATTCAAAAAACAAATATGAAACCCCATTACTCATAAATTTAGAAGGATCAGCATAAACTTTTCCCTTCACTTCTTTAGTAGACATATCAATCATTTCAACTAATATGTCTTCTTCATTATTTCCTTTTTCCAATCTTATAGCATAACCTCTAATGTTTTTTAATACATCTTCTGTTATTATTTTTGCAGTTTGTGGTAATTTTTGAATTATAGCATCTATATTTTTAAAATTATGTTTTACTTTTATATTACAATTGAAATTTATCATTGTATTTTCTCCATTCTATATACATAAGTACTTCCTATTTTATTTTTGTCCAGTACTCTATACTCCGGAATAAACTTCTCTAATTTTGAGATATCTTCAAATGATATTCCATTACCTTTTTGTATATCATAATTTCTAGTCGTACGACCTTTATATGTACTATAATCCACTTCACCAGTAGACTTTCTATCTAACTCGTTGACATCTTGTTGCATATTTAACCAAGCCTGTCCTTTATATTTCCATACTTTATCACTCTCGCCGTGGTCTTCTATCTCTTCATATTCTGATATATATACTTTTGTTAAATCTCGTAATAACACTATTTAATCCTCCTTAATCCAGACTTTATAATATTATTTCTTAATTCTTCTACAATATCTTTGTATGAACTTGATATACTACCCTCGTTTCTTGAAAGTAAACCCTCTGCTCCTCTTGCAAGATATTCACTTCTTACTGCTTTTTTTATGTATGGAAATAGTTTTGTGTCACCTTTTTTTCTATTAGAATTATCACAGGCAATAGATGTTATATCATCTATTATATCCTGTAATACACCATCTGTATTTTCTTTATAGTTTGCTCCTAGGTTTTTCTTAATTTGCTCTAACATTCTATTGCCTCCATTGTTTATTCTTGTGGTAAAAGAGCTAGTAAATCTTTCTTTTTAGTTATTCCATCAAAAGCAATTTCTTTTTCAGTTAGAATTGCTTTTATTTCTTCAACTGTTAGCTCTTTTTTAGTTTCTTTTTCTATTTTATTTATCTTCAATCCTATAAATGTTGCCATTTTAAACCCCCTAACCTTCATATGAACAATATACACCAGCTAATTTATTCTCATATACGTGTCCATATAAGTTATTGTTTCTGTATTTGAATACATTGCTATCTCCATTTTGGTCTTCATCTGGTGTGAAGTATTTAATAAATTGGTCCATAGCTGTAACAACTGCAGATTTTTCAACACATAAGAAGTTAATTTCTTTTCCACCTTCTATTAATTCATAGTAGTCTGATGTTGATGGATTTCCTGTTGGTGAAGTTACTTTTGAATAAGTTCCAGAACTTTCTGTGTAATATGTCTTTCCTGATACTACAGCTGTATCTTTTGACTTAATATATGTGTCTTTGGCTTTTTGATATCCATAGTTTTCTTTTCCACTATTTAATGTTACTGCTGTATACATTCTTGTTTGTGGAACTTCAATTACTGTTGAAAATCTTTCTAAAACTTTTTTTGATTTAGTTGTATCTAAGTCATCAATCATTCCTTTTAATGTTGGTGTTATAAATAAAATTCTATTTTCTGTTGAAACTTCATCTTCATCCATTTTATTTGTACATGCTCTTAATGCACTTACAACTCCTGCACCATCGGAAATTGTTTCTTTCTTTCTTGATATTCCATCTACTCCTGCTATTTTTGCTATTCTTGCTGCATCAGTTTCTGGAACAACTTTTGTTCTTACAAATTCTCCAGATAATTTTGCAAAAGGTAATCCTAATGCTTCTTGATTGTCTAATCTATCAATTCTTAAATCTTGACTTCTTTCTTTATCATATTTTACTGTTTCCCATTTGAATGTTGTTGAACCTTTTGTGTATCCATCATTTCTTGAAAAGTCTCCTAAACCGTCCATGTCTAGTTTAGCAACTTTAATTTCTCCATTTAATCCTTTTTGTACTGTTGTTTCATCTCCATCTAATATAGATGTTTTTGCTTCGTTTTTATATACTTCATCTAATTTTGGTAAGTATATTGTTGATATTTCAATATTATTCATTTTTTAATCCTCCTATTTAATTAATCCCATTGCCTTTCTTATTGCTTCATCAGCACTTGACTTATTACCAGATGGGTCTGGATTATATGGTGGTTTTTCTTTTGACCACTCATTTACTGCTTTTTCTACAATTCTGTCTTGAATTGCTTTTATAAGTTTTGTTTTGTCTTGTAATTGCTCTGCTGTCATATTTTCATAATCAAAAAGATTTAAAAATTCTGGGTCAAATGCTGTGTCTTGTGTTGTTGCTATTTTTAGTGCTTCATCTTTTAAATCCCTAGCATTTAATTTCCTTTGAATTTCTTGATTTGCTTCTTCTTGTTTCTTCAATTGATATTGAAGTTTTTGAGTTTCATTCATTTGTGCTAATTTTTCAGCTTCTGATTTTTGTGTATCTCTTTCTAATTCCCATTGTTTTCTTGCATTTTCAATAGCTGTTTTATTAGAACTTGATACTCTTGAATCTAAAAATGATTGAAGTTCTTTGTCTGTCTTAATAAGTTCTTCATAATTAGTTCTTTCACTTTTACTTGTTTCTGTTCCCTTTGAGTTCTCTGCCTCAGAGTTAACATTTTGATTGTTTTCTTGTTCCATTTGTTCCTCCTTGCCCCTTTAGTTCTCTGCCTAAAGTTGCTTAAAATTTATTTTGTTTGTTTTATAAAGCCTAACTACAAGAAAAACGGCATAAAAATAAGAGCTAGTCGACTTAGCTCTTGATTTATAATTATAAAATGTTAATAACTTATTTATTTTTTGTCACAACAATACCCTATTATTACCATTATAATTGCTAATAATGTAATTATTGCTTTTATTGCTACTACAATAAAAAATGGCATTAAACACATCATCCAACTTAATGATATTAAACTAAATACTTTAGCTATTATTAATATCAATGATACTAATACTAAAAATTTCATTTTTTCACCTTCTTTCCATAATAAAAGCACCTACTTGCTAGTAAGTGCTAAAATTTACCTTTTATCATTTTATTATGATATTTTTTCCATTTTTCATATTGCTTTATTATTTCTTTTGGTGTATTTTCTTTCCATTTCCAAGGTTTTTCTTCTCCTAATGTATCTATTTGCCAATCTGTCCAAGGGTGTTCCATAGGCATCATATTAAATCATTCCTTTCATAACTTCTATTATGTTTTTGCTTAATAATGAAGCATTTTGTTTATTAGCATAATAATCTGCAAATGCTTCAGCAATAATTTCCTGTCCTCTTTCTTTATATGCATATCCTGAAATATTCCTTATTAGCAAATCTTTTTCTTTTATATCATTTACACCTATTTTATTCAAGGCTTTATTTAATATTTTATTTACTGTTATATTATTTTCGCTATCAAAAACTATTGCATTATTATTGTTATGATTTAATTCTTTTATTATTTCTGTTACTGCTATATGTCCTGCTTCATGTATTGACATATCTTTATAAGTTGTGTTATTAGGATGAAAATGTTTCTTAACATCCTTTTCATATAATTGTCTTGGAACTTTACTATTATAAAATTTATTTTTATTTATATACATTACATATGTTCCATCTTTTTGTAATTCTACTGCTAGTCCACCATTTGGATGGTCTATTTCTTTTATTTCTTTAATCTTTCCTCTTATATTTGGAAAATCATTATATACTCTACTCATATTGTTTAATAATTCTTTTAAAGCTTCTTTATCTATATGCCTTGTATTCATTTTTTTAATATTGTATTTTTCTTTTATATCTTTTTCAAATTTTGTATCAAATATATTAAATTGTTTTTCTGTTTCTAACTCAATATGCTCATTATTAGAATTATACACAATTGTACTTCTACAATAGTGAAAGTGATGTTGTATTGGTGGGAGATTTAAGCCTAGTACTAATCCATTGCATCTAATTCTTTGTACTGTTAATTCTTTTTGTGTCTCACCATAATATCTATCAAATACATTTTCTTTGTTAATATAAAACTCTTGATTATTTAAACTATCACACATTAAAGTTGTTTTATCATCTTCTACTGCAATAAATCTAACTTTTGAATTATCTTCTGTTACTTCTCTTATCCCTTCTGCTTTTGCTAGATTATTTAATCCAATCATTTGTAAATCTACTGCACCTGATATCTTATCATTATTTATATTAAGTTTTTGATTATTTTGTCTATTTATTATTATCTGAAACTCACTAGAATCGATTTCTAGACCTTTTTGTTGTTGCATATTTAAAATTGCTTGTTTATATATTTGTTGTGCGTTATATTGTATCGTTGCTTCTATATACTGTTTCCAGTTAAAACCACTATAATTGGGTTGGTCCAATAATGCAAGAAATAAAGCCATCGCTAATATTGATGGCTTTTTCTTTTTATTTACTTCCTTTTGTCCGTTCTTCATAGTAATAATTAGCATCTTCATACATTATTTGTGTTTCTTGCTCTTCTAATTTGTTTTGTTCTTCTATATACGCACTATAAATTAATAATTCTAGTATTTCACTGTTCTTTACCCTTGTTCTTTTATAAATATTGTTTGCTAATACAGTAAAATAGTTATTATTCTTTAATAAGCCTTGTTCTTTCCATTGTTCTATATATGTATTTATTCTTTTCTTAGTTTTATTATCTGCAATATTATAGATGTTTTCTGTTGTAAAATTAAATGTATCAAATAGTTCTTGAAGTCTGTTTTGAGTTTGTTTTGATATTTTATTATATAGTTGTTTTAATTCTTGCATTTTTGTATCGTGATAATTCCATATATTCATTTATCTATCGCCTTTCCAAAACCAATGATACAAATCTTTTCCCATTTCGCCAAAAAATCCTAACATAATAAAAAAAAGAATCATAAATATTCCTTGCATTTATAACACCTCTATTCTTTATTGATTTGCTTATTAACTACTTTTATTTGCTTTTTCTTATTGTTTGCCATTAATTTCTGTACTTTCTGTTGTTCTGTCAAATCTGTTATTTTGTTATCTTGTTTATTTTCATTCTTATTTTGCCCTACACCTGTTTGTCCCATTATTTGCATTTGTTGTAAATTTTTTTGAATGTTTTCTTCATTTTGTTTATCTATTTTTTCTAGTTCTGAATTACTATCTAAGTCGTCAGGTAGCATATCAATAACTGATGCATCACTTAATAGTCCCCTTAATTTTAATGCTCTTGCCGTTTCAGTATCTTTGTCGGTTGGTAGATTTCTTTGTAAATCTATTTTTATACTCCTAAAATCATAAGATTTGTGTTTTCTTTTATTTATTCTATCTATTATTGTTTCCCATCTTCTTAGTATTGCTTGTTTAAAGTGTTTGTCTGCATCTGTTATCATTTGTTCTAACGCAAAGAATTTTCTATCTAATGCACTTGCATTATCTGCATTTGTAAATCCTAAGTCTGTTATGTTTGGCACTCCACTTATCATCGCTATTAAGTCTATTAATGTCTTTTTATGATTTTCTAGTGCTGTATCTTGTACTGATTTTTCAACCCATGCTATGTCACCTGAATTATCTGGTGTATAAAATACTTGCATTTTCAATAGTGCTTTGTCTTCTTCTTCTCTTGCTTTATTAACCACTTGTTTGGGTTGTCCATTTTCATCTAATTCTGGTTCGCCTTTGTCATCTAATTTTGTGGTCATTAAATCATTTTGTGGTGTAAAACCTGTTATCTTTAATTTTGCATCATCATTATATTGAAATGTATTTCTACTATTTTGTACTACTCTTTCATAAGCACAAATTAAAGAGACTACCAATTCAAAGCTTGATAATCCCATTTCATTTTCTATTGCTATGCAAGGAAGCATATTCCATTTACTTTCTTCAAATTTTTGTTTATCTTCTTGTAATTTTGCATAATCATTTGGTGTTGGTGAATAGTATCTTTTGCCATTTATCGTTGTTAATTCTACTATTGTTATGTCTGCACCATTTTTATCTCTTTCAGTCCATTTTCTTAATTGTCCTATTTGTTTTACTGGTGTTGAATAATCAAATATTCCTATTGTATTTAATGCACTTTGTTTAGTATATACTATTTCATTATCTTCATTCTCGTATAATACTTCATAGCATCCTCTCATTCCAAAATAATCAAATGCTAAATCAAAATATTCTGTTCCATCATCGTTGTATTTACTTATATAATCTATTAATATTTTTAATTCTTCATCCTTGTTTACATCTGTATTAAAGACTTTATTAAGCAATTTTTTGATTATATTTAATTTTGTTGGGTCTGATATTTTTTCAACATCATATACTGGTGCTTTTCCTGCAAAATATCCTGTTACCATTGAATTTATATAATTTTCAAATGCTACTTTTATTTTTTCATCATTTATACTTACTAGTTCAGAATTATCTGTCTTTCTTCTTATTCTTTCATATAATTGTTTTCTTGCATTCCATTCTTTATCTGCTAGCATTAATATTTGTGCTACACTATTTTCATTTTCTAATGTTTTTGGATTCCATTGTATCATTGTTTTCCTCCTATATTGGTTTTATATAACCAAATTGTAATTTCTTAAAATTATATTCTTTTTCTCTACTATATCTCGTCATATCAATACTATGATTATTAGCATCTGGATATTTGCTTTTAAAATTGCCATATTTATCTTTTTCGTATTCATATGTACTAAATTCTCTTGCGGTATTAGGGCATCTTTCTGGGTCTATTATTATTTCAACTAAATTTTGTAGCCATCTAACGCCAAAGTCTATACTATCAGGTCCTTTCTTAGCTCCTACTATTCGTAATCCACCATAACTATTCATTTCATCAATGCTTTTTGGTTCTGCACTATCTGCCGTAATCTCGCTTCTTCCAATTTTTACTTTTATTATTTCGTCATGTAATTTTTTATTTGATATACCTACTTTGTAAATTTCATTAAATATATATAGTTTTCTTCTTGTTTTATCTAAATGATTTTGACCATAACAAGCTGGGTCTACCGCATATCCAAAATCTATACCATCTGCTATATTGTCAAAATGTGATATTTCTTCATCTGTTATTTTTCTTAATGTTATGTTTGTAAATACTGCTCCTCCAGTTCCTGTTGGCTCTCCTAAATACTCATTTCTATATGCTAATTCATTTGTCTTTTTAAGCTCCTCTGCTTCTATTAGAAATTGTTCTCCCAACCATTCGACTGGTACATCTAAGTATGTAGAACTGTGAACAAGTCTATCTGGTCTTACAATTATTACTTCTGCATTTACCCAACTTGCTAGCATTTTAGGTGGATTGTAAGAATAAAAAACTTCGTAGCCATTTCCGACCACGAAGTAACGATTGTATTATACTTCTTATTTCTTCCATTCCAAAGAACTCATCTAATTCTTCAAACCAAAGATATTTGCAAAATCCTCTTTTAAATTTTGTTGATTTTATTTTTCGGTAATCATCTTTATTATTACAACTTCTAAATAATATTTGTTGTCCTGTTGGCTTATAAGTCAATCTTAGAGGGCTTACTTTTGCCTCCCAATACTCTGATACTCCTAGTTGCTCTATCCCCCATAAAATTTGAGTATATACACTATCTGCTAATGTATCTCCAACCTTTCTCATTGCTACTGCATTTGAATATATACCATTTTGTGCATCTATCATCATCATTAAAGGAATTGTTATTCCAATAAAACTTGATTTTGTACTTCCTCTTCCTCCGTTTTAACCAGTAATGAGTATGTTTGTTTTCTAAACAATCATCAAGTAAATCCCAAAAATGTTTTGCTATTATATTATATGGATTAATCATCTTTCGGTCTTTCTATATTTATTACTGGTGGATTTATGTTTTGTATTTGTTCTATTGGTTTTTCCCCTATTGTATCTCTTAGTAATTCAAATGCTTTTGTGTTACCCTTTATTGCTTCTTTCCATAATGCAAATACGGCACAACTTTTATTACTTACCTCTTTATCTGCAAATCCAAAATCTATCATCTGTTGCTTTAATCTTTCATCTGATACTTGTCCATCTAAAAACTTACTTATTATCTCTTTAAATGTTTTATTTTGTTGTCTTTTCTTTGCACTTGCTTTTCCACCTTTTCTTCCTCTTTCTCGCGCTTCTTCCGTGGTTGGTGGTCTTAAATTTTGCTCATTTGCCATTGTCTCACTTCCTTACCATTTAATTCCGTAATTTCTTTGCTATTCTTCTTGCAGCCCAAGTACTTGCGTTATCTTCATGTCCTCTTGCTGCATCAATAATTCTTTCCTCTTTAGTTTTATCTCTTAGTTTTCCTTGTTTTACTAATTCTCTATATTCTTTTCTGGCTTGTTCTCTTTTCACTTGATATTCATCTTCTGCTTTTACAATTTCTCTCTGGAACTTTTTTCTTCCTCTTTGAGAAGTAACAAGCATATTATTGGTAAGTTTATCTATTGTGTATCCACTAGAAATATCTCCTACACCTTTTAGTCCTAAATATTCTCTTTCTGTCATTGCTTTTGGTTGTGATGATGTTGCTCCGTCTACCGCCCATACTTTACACCTTCTTTGTTATCGTTTTCATTCTTCGATCTTTGTTATTTTTACTCTCTGAACTTGCTACTGCCAAAAGTCTACCTTTCCTCATAGTTCTCTGATATTCTTCTCCCGTTTCACTAGATATTGTTGTTATTTTGTAGCTCTTGCCACTATTGCTCTGTTCTATCGATTCTACTTTTGATGTGTATCCATAATTCCACAGTAATATATCACCTTTTTGTATATTTTCTACTTTATATGCGTTTACCTCTCCTATCGAACCTATATTAGTTTTACCATCAAATTTTCTCTTGCTTACATTACTGCTACTTGTTCCTCTTCCTCCCATTTTTAATCATCCTTTCTGTTACTTCATTTTCATAATAAATTACTTCTATGTCTCCATAGTCATAATCTAGTTTTCCACCATATATTAAAATAGTAGATGGCTTAATTCTTTTTATAAGCTCATCTACTCCTTGTTTCCATATTTTTAGTGCTTCTTTATTCTTTTTTACTCCTATCGTTGATATACTTACTATGCTTCCTTGAGGTATTCCTTCAAAGCAGAATTGAAATGTTTCTTCTTCTGCCCAACTCAATGTAGGAATTACCTTTATACCTTGGTTTTGATAATATTGCCCTATTAACCTGCTTCTATATATATTCCATATCTTCATAGGCATTGGCATATCCATGTATAAGCTAAAGTCTGGACTTAGTATACATTCATATTGCTTTAATATATCAACGTAATCCTCTGGTCTGTTCCATAACCTCTCAAATTGATAATCGTCTAAATAGAAATGTATTCCTACATTCTTTTCTTTGCTTGTTTTAGCATAGTTAAATCCAATTAACTTACTTGGTATAAAATTATCATTCTTTATAATAGGCATTTGCCAAAAATCTGACACATTTTCATTATCCATTATTCCTAGATTATATGTGTCGTTTGTTCTGTGTCTTTCGTTTTCTTTAAATATATCATCAAAGTCTATTTTAAAATCAAAATCAGACATGTCTATATTATCTATGTTGAATAATTCTTCATTTAGTAATTGGGTATCAAATCCAGTATCCATATTTAATTTATTATGAACCAATATATATGCCTTTTTCTGTTCTTCTGACAAATTATCTAACCTTATACATTCTACATTCTCATATCCCAATTGCTTTAAGGCTTCGTATCTACCATGCCCTTCTATTATCATATTATTTTCATCTATTGCTATTGGGTCATTAAATCCAAATTCTTCAATGGATTTTTTTATTTTATCTATCTGTTTTTGAGGGTGCTTTTTTGCATTATTTTGATATTGTACTAAATCATTTATGTTTATAGTTTCTATATTTAACTTGTTTGTATTCAATCTTTTCTACTTCCTTTTCTGGTTTATATCTGAAACAATAATCATAATATCTGCATTGTTCACATTTTCTTTTCATGCAATTTGCATAGTTAATCTTGTCGCTCATAATATACACACTTTGTACATATCGTATCATTGTTTTTGAATATTCTTATTTCACAATCAAACTTGTTTTTGTTTTTACATTTTGAACAATGCTCTTTTTTATACTTTTCTATTCTTTCTTGATTAGTCATATGTACATCTCCTTTTATTTTATTTTTTGACATTTTTCGACATTATTTTTATTTTTAATTTGCTATAATTACCTTGATTGGAGGTGATTAATAATGCCAGATTTTAAAAAATTCTTAGATGCTATTTCTAAAGAAGATTTGTCTTTTGCTGAAATTCCTGTTACAGAGGAAAATGCAAATGACAGAGTACTTCCATACTTATTACAAAGTTCTTCTAAAATTACTTGTATGATTTTAGAAAAATATCACAATTGGCTTACTCAAAACTATGATATAACTCCTAAGAAATAGTTTTATTACAATCAGTAGTTGTTCTATCAACTGCTGATTCCTTTACTTTCATACAACTTAATTCTTTTAATGATAAATCTTTTAAGTCTTTTACTTTTATTTCCATATCTTTTCCTCTTTTCTTTTATTTATAAACTCTATGCAATGATATATCGGTTTGCATAAGTAGCTATCTTATACCTTTGGATTCTGGTCTATATCACAGCTCAACCTTTAACTTAAAAGCCGAATCTCTTGGAAGACTACACACTTTTCTTCCCTGTGACGGAATTAGTGTTTCAACCTTATGCTTCCATTACTAAGTTTTATATATCACTGCATACAATTTATAAATATTAATTAGAACTCGCTAGGAAAGTTCTATAAAAGTTTATATAAAAAAAATAAAATATTCGAAAGGAGGTCTGCCATATTCAATCAAACATAACAAACAATTTATATTATCAGTTACCTAGCATACTAGTAATAACATAATAAAAAGAATAGACATTTAAAACATCTATTCTTAAATACTATTTTCCAAAAAATATTTTTGTGGGACATATATAATAACATTGGGTTTGATATTTCTATCTGCTACTATATATTTTTCTCAATTATATATATATCATATTTCTATGTCGTGATTACACCTCTTTTGTCGTGTTGTTCAAATTTTTTTAATGCTATTCCGTTCATTTTGCACATATGCTTATAATCATAGTCCATTTCACTTGCTGTTGTTACTAATGTTTTCCCTTGTATGTATACTTTTTCTAGAATTAACTTATATGGTTGTTCTACTTTGTCTAATTGTTCTATAATTTGTTTTTGTTTTTTCTCTTCTTTTAATATTACTTTTAATATGTCGTTTACATCATCTAATAATATTGATACCTTCTCTGCTATGCTATCTTCAACTTGTCTACTTCCGTTTTGGCATATCTGATAATAATGATGTTATATTTGTTATACTTTCTTTATATTCTTCTATATGTTCCGTTCTGTCTTTTATCCACTCTTGTGTATATTTATAATTTTTTAAATCTTCTCGTGTCATATCTTTTGTGCTCCTTTCTGTTTATTTTTAATATTTTCTCTTATTAATTCATCTTTAAAATTATCTAAGATTTTATATGCTTCATTCAACTGTTGCTGATTATATTTTCTTTTGTCTAAACTTATAAAATCTATATTTTCTAATTTGTTCATTGTGTTTACTACTATGTTGTATATGTGATTTATTGTCATTTGTATCACTCCGCTTCTTTTATATACTCTATTACACCTCTTTAGATTCTCTTTAGAAACTCTTTAGATGTAGTATAATTTATTAATTAACTTCTATTTAACTATTTTAAGATTATCTAATTCTCTTTTGATTTGTTCTATTCTATCATTTAATATAAGCGTATCTAAATCTTCCCATTCATGCCATTCTTCCATATCGACTATATCTCTCAATAATAAAACTATTGTATTTATAGTGCTTTTTCGAGAATCGTTTGGTGCTTTTAAAGCAAATACTACACTTATATATTCTTGATTATTTCCTTCCATTACTTCACCTCTTTTGCTTTATTTTCAAAATATTGTTTCCAACATTCTTTATCTGTTCTCACATATTCGTTTACTTCTATCATTTTCTACACCTCATTTCCCCAACAATCCCAGCCTTCTGCTTTTCTTCTTGCAAACAATTCTATTTTCTTTGTGTCTTCTCCGAATATTTTTTCTATTCTTCTCATCACCTCGTCTGGTTTTACTGAATGTCCTCGTCTTTGTTCCATGACTACTTGTCTTACTGTTTTGTCTACACTTTTTATATGTCCTCGCATAGCCAGTAAGCATAATTCTGCATTTGATTTTGTATAACTTCCCATTCCTGCAAGCGGCTGTCCGTCTTTTTTTGTTTTTACCCACGTAAACGCACATGTCTTATATTTAAATCCCCATGCTTCAATCACCTTAAAAACTTCGGGCAAGCATGGCATTGTTGTCCATATGAATAATGCACAATTTTTTTCTCTAATTGTTTTTATGTATTTTCCTAACTCGCAAATCTCTTCTGTTGACATTGTTTGATAATGTTTTTCGGGGCAAAAATTTCCTCCGTTTTTACCTTTCCCCCACAAGTATGCCCATGGTGGGTCTGCATATATTATGTCGTATTTTTTATCTGTATTATATATATCTACTATCATCTCTTATGTTCCTTTCATTTAATTATTCTTAATTCCAAATCTGGATAAACTTTTTCAAATATTTTATGTTTTAATTTGAATACATCTGTCTGCATTCCTTTTACATCTTCAACTATTGTTTTACCGTTTTCTATGTATTTGAAATCTGCAACATATTCTATCTTTCTAAATGTCCTTCCATTTTTCTTAAAACTATCTTGTAGTAAAAATCTTGGTTGTAATTCTAAGTCTGTTATTGTTCCTGCTCTTTCTAATAGTTTTAGTTCTTTGTATCTTCTACTTTCTTGAATGCTATCAAAGATGTAGTCATCTACTATTACTTTTTTATTTCTGTATTTGTTCACTTTTCTTTAGCTCCTCTCTTAACTTTTTTTGCCAATTCTCTATTCCTGGTACAAAATATTTACATCTTGCTACTGGCTTATAATCTTTGTTTTCTTGTTTGTTACAACCTAGACAGTAATAACATAGTGTATTCTTTTTTATTTGTTTCATAGGTTAGTCCTCTGGCATTTCATAACATATGAAACCTTTGTAATCTGACATTGCTCCATTTTTCCAAAATTCTGTTATTTCTGCTAATACTTCTTTTGCTCTTTTCATTGTTTGATATTTACCTAATATGGTAAAATTATCTTTTTCAAAATATGCATATATTGCGTATCCGCTTAATTTCGTATTATCTATTCCTACATTTGCTTTTAAAATTGATGCAAATATATCTCCTAATTTATCTTCTAAGACTTCCTTTTGTGCTACATAATCAGTTATTTTTATTTCTGCTACCCTAGAAAAATTTACAATATCTTCTTTATTTTGTTTTACTATTATCATAACTACCTCCTAAAATTTTTAAACCTTTAAACTTTGCTATTTGTAATTCTTGTTTTGTAATCCATTTTTGCCATTTCCCACATTTACCACAATATAAGCCTCTTCTATTTCCTTGTATTTCTACAAATAGTTCTTCACTATCACATTTACTACATTTTTCTTGCATAATTACCTCCTAAATTCTTGGAATATGGTTCATATTTTGTTCAACCATTTTCTCAATTTCTGTTGTTTCTCTATATACTGCAACTTCTTTGTTTGTAATACTACATTTCTTTGTTTTGTCAGTTGTTACAAATCCTAAACTTTCTAATTCTGTAATTCTTGGTCTAGCATTATTAACATCTGCTGTATTTGTATAATGTCTTTTATATAATTCTTGTGCTATTTCTCTTGTTGTCATTTCTTTATTTTTTAGTATTTCTAATATTTGTTTATGTCTTATGCTTAAATGCTCTAACATATCTTGATAACTTTTGTGTCTTGTTTTAAATGTTATTGTATTCATTTGTTTATCACTTCCTTTAATCTATAAATTCTCCCCACTCTAAGTTTTTGTATAAATTTCTTTTGGGGTCCTCCACATAATAATCTATTGGATTTACTGCTATTCTTGCTCTTACGTCTGCTATTTTGGGTATAAATTTAACTTCTTGTATAGTTCTTTCTATTGCCTTTTCAAAATGTTTTATATCTGTCTTTTTAAATTCTTCATACCAAACTGTCATTTCCTCTTTTGTAAATATCTTGTTATATGCTGTTTGAATTTTTGATATTTGTCTTTTAAATTCATCTTTATTCATCTAAAAATCCACCACCTTGCTTGTATCTTTTTTCGGTTTTTTTAAATTTTCTTTTTTTACTGCATCTACAACCCATTTTTTTATACA